GGGAAATAATTGGGAAGATGACAGAACTCCTTCTAAAGGAACATATCCCAACAACACAATCACACATGATTCTAAACAGGGCATACAAAAGTCAATCACGATAACACAAATGATTTGGGACGGCGGAAGAACGACTGCTACCATTGACAAAGCAAAACACACGACACAGCAGGCTTATTACAGGCTTGAACTTGCAACAGAAGATGTGATCATGGAAGCAATCAATGCCTGGTTGAACTTACAAAAAGCATACAACACACACGAAGCAAATAAAAAAGTTGAAGCAAACGCAATGATAACTTTACAGATGACAATAGAAAAGGTTAAAGCAGGACAAGGCTCTAAATTAGAACAGTTGCAGATTGAACAACAATACAGAACATACCAAACACTAGTAATGACAAGTAATTTACAACTTGATTCGGCAATACAGAGATTTCAAAATGTTTGGAGATTTTACCCAACTGATGTTGCAAGTATGCCAACACCGTTAGCAGATCTTTTAGGAATTATACCAGACTCCGGAAGAGCAGTTACAGATAACACGACATTAAAAATTGCTAACTTAGATATCGAAATAGCAAGAGAACAAAAGAAATTCAGTGATGCAGAATTTAGACCAAGAGTAGATGGCAAACTTTCTTACACAGAAAAAGATGGCGAGTTGAGTGGTGGTTACGATACTCACGATGCACAAAAAGAAGAGTGGAGAGCAGACATCACAATGACTTGGAAACTGTTTAACTCTAAGAACAAGTATGTTAATAGTGCTGATAGAATAAAAATGGAAGCCGCTATAACAAGATATGCTGATGTAAAAAGAACAACTCAAGAGCAATTTACCAATGCATGGAACAATTATGTACTTGTTGAGAAGAATCTTGCAACACTAAAAAGAACTGTTGAAATCAACGAAGAGATGTATCAACTCACACTGGCAGACTTCCAAGCAGGTAATTCACCTATTATGGCAGTGTTTGGTATGAAGACTGCTCATATCATGAGTGAAGTTGCTTACCAAAATGCACAGATTGATCTGTTGATTGCAAGATATCAATTACACAAAGTTTTAGGACTCGTAGATCCAAAACTAGATTAAAAAATCATTAAATACACATATAATGATACACTTTATTAGACAGTTATTTCGCGACAAAAGTACTGCGGCCATGCTGTTGATCAGCAGTTTGATCATTGGTATTTGTGCATTGGCACCTGCACTTTTTGTAATAATTGTTTTGAACAAGTATCTTACGTCAGGAGTAACAGGAACACTTGTATCATTAACGTTTGGTGCTGTACTCTTGCTATTGTTTGAATTTGTTTTTAGGCAAAACAGGGCAACGATAATACAAGAGTTCAATGAGAAAATTTTTATACCAGTGCTGAAATCTTTTTCAGACAAATTTAGACAAGCAGGACAACTGACTGCCGAACAATACAAAAAATTTGATGGTGCTGGCACTTTAATTAAAAATGCTATCAAGTCATCAATGACAGGCTGGATATTGGATTTTCCTTTTGTGTTAATGTTTTTGGTTGCACTGATCTATATAAATTGGACAGCGGCACTTATAACAGCAATATTCATGATCATCATGTATGTATTAACATCACAAAGAGTTAATTTTAATTTACAGCAAGACAGCACAGCAAACTTAGAAATATTTTTAACAGGACTTTTAACAATTACAATCATAGCAGTTGGATCAACACAAATTATTGCTGGTACATTGGACATAGGACTATTAATTGGATCTAATATTTTGGCCGCAAGAGCATTACAAGGAACTAACAAATTCGCAAAAGCAAAGGAGTTTATCGAACAACGTGAAAGAGCAGTTAAAGAAATCGTCGATTATGTTAAAAGCAAGTAGTAAATTTTTTTTAGGAATTACATCTATGTTTTTGATAATATTCCTATGGATGTCATTTGCGAAAGTTGATATCACTACTCAGGCTGTTGGAATTGTAACACCATATGGTGATGTAACAACTGTGGGTAGTTTAATATCTGGCAAAGTAAATGGAGTATATGTAAGAGAAGGAGAAACTGTTAAAGAAGGAGACATCATTATTAAACTAACACCAACAGTGACCAAAGCACACAAAGACGAAATAGAATCAAAATTAAAAATTGTACAAAGACAATTGGAAATCAAAAAAGAACTAGTTGGCGATACAGTCAGTGAATCTGATTACATTGATCTACAAAAAGAAGAAGCAGAATTAAAAGGTGCTCTACAAAGAATTGAATATGACTTGGATAACTCTGAGATAAAATCTCCCATAGACGGAGTAATACAAAGTTTAAAGTATAAAAATATTGGTAGTGTGATTAATGCTGGTGACATAGTCACAACGATTGTGCCAGACACAAAAAAATTAATAATCAAAGGTCGTTTGCTGGTTAAAGATAGAGGGTACGTAGAAGTTGGACAAGAAGCAAAGATTAGATTAGCCAATCAAGATCAATTGAAATTTGAACCCATCGATGCAAAAATAATATCCATATCTCCAGATGCTGTGCAGTCTGATACTGCCGCATGGTATGATATAGAACTGGAAATAGATACTCAAGAATTTACAAGTGGAGATACAAAATATACTCTGGTTCCTGGAATCCATGTGCTGGTTTTCATATTAACCGGAGAAAGAACAGTATTAAGTTATATAACAACACCTTTCCATAACGGAATGGGACAAGCATTACAGGAAAGATAATGAGAATTTTAACTTCAATTTGGATGGTTGTACTACTGGCCATTGTGTTATTAGGAGTACGTGTTAATAATCCTGACTTTGTTAAAATTTTAAAATACAAAACTTGGGATTATTTTCAAGTAATACATCCACGAGATAAAGTGAGTGATTCTGTAACGGTTGTAAACATCACAGAAGCAGATTTAAAAAAATACGGACAATGGCCGTGGCCCAGACATATCATGGCAATGGTCCATGCAAAGATTGTTGACTCAGGAGCAATAATAGTTAATCATAATATCCTGTATGCAGAACCAGACAGAATGAGTGGTGTAGAATATTTAAAAAGTATGCCAATGGACAATGAGTTGAGAGAGCAATTAGAACAAAAATTATTGGACACTGATGGTATATTTGCAGTTGCTCTAAACCAATCTAATTCTGTGTTAATGATGAGTGTTAAGAACGAAGTCGATAACATACTTCCAAGCACTACACAAATAATCAAAAAAGGAAATCCTAGTCAATGGGTGTATGAGTTTGGCGGAATAGTTGCTCCCACACCAAAACTATCAGCAACCGCAAAAGGCCTAGGGGTAAATGTAACTTCACCAGAACCTGATGCAGTTGTTAGAAAAATGCCAATGATTATCAGCATAAACGGAAAATTATATCCCAGCATGATATTAGAAAATTTGAGATTGTTATACGGGTCTAACAGAATAAAAGTTGTTGCCAAAGAACACGGCATAGACGAAATACTGATAAAGAAAGATGTAGGAATACCAGTAAATCATAATGCTGAGATGTATATCAGTTATACTGATCCTGCGAACTATGTTCATATGTCAGTTGATGAAATCATGTCTGGTGATTTTAATGAAAACAAATTTAAAAATAGAATAGTTGTTATAGGATTAGACGCCGCGGGATTGAGTGTTTTAAAGTACACACCGTTTGGTTTAACAACAGATCAGGCAATAACTGCCCAAGCACTTGATACTTTACTTACTGGAGAATTTTTATTGCGTCCTGCTGAAGCAGACACATACGAGATACTCTTTATGGCGGCACTAGGACTTTTATTGATTGTATTAATACCTAGAACTTCTGTATTGTTATCGGTGCCGTTGTTAGTTTTTATAACAGGTGGAATAAGTTATGCATCTTTTATGGCATATGCAAATAAAGGTTGGTTAGTTGATCCATCATTCGCAGTATTGTTTATATTTTTAATATGGGCACACAGCACCTACAACAATTTCGCAACGCAAAGCAGATTACGTAAACAGATCAAAAAACAATTTGAACACTATCTAGATCCCGGAATGGTTAAGAAACTACAGAAAGATCCTTCATTATTGAAACTGGGCGGTGAGACAAGAGAGATGACTTTCTTATTTTCGGACATCAGAGGTTTTACTCCTATCAGCGAGAAGTATAAAGGCAATCCAGAAGGACTTACAAAATTAATCAACAGGTTCCTAACACGAATGACAGATGTTATTATTGCCAATGGTGGAACCATAGACAAGTTCATGGGTGACTGTATAATGGCATTTTGGAACGCACCTATCGAAAACAGGAAACACAGAGAACTAGCAGTCAAGAGTGCTCTTGAAATGACAGTGGCACTAAAGGAATTGAATATGCATCTCCAGGCAGAAGGACTACCACAGATAAACATAGGAATAGGAATCAACACAGGTGAAGCACTTGTTGGTAATATGGGTTCTGAACAGAGATTTGATTACTCCGTGATAGGTGATGCAGTAAATCTAGCATCAAGATTAGAATCATCAAGCAAAACACTAGGCAAAACTATTGTGATAGGTGAGGACACACGCCATACAATAGAAACATCATATCCATTTGAGTATATTGATAGTATAACCGTAAAAGGCAAGACAGAGGAAATAAAAGTGTACACAATCAAAGATTAAATACACACATTATGAACAATTTTTGGAGTTTAGTAACGGAATTAGGATTACCAATTGTGGCCACAATAGGTATGGGTGCATTCGTGATGATCATTATAAAATACATCCTGGGTGGTATTGTTAATTCAATTAAGTTCATTGAAAATGTTATTACACAATTGGATAATAGAGTAAAAACGATGAACAACGACATCCTAAAAATTGATCAAGAGGTATCAGAACAACTAGGCATACCTGTTGACACTGACAGAGTTGCTCGAGCAGACGGCAAGGAAGACGCAAGGAAAGACTAATGGATATAGCAACACTTATAAGCGAATATGGATTTCCGGTTGTGGCAGTATTTTTCTTGGCCTATTTCATTTACTATCTATATAATTTTATAACAAAACAAATTACACCCAAGTTGAGTGCTACATCTGGAACACTCATAAAACTTATTGATAGAGTTCGTTTGTTGGACAATGATCTTATAAGACTGCGAACAAAAGTGCATACATTTAGAGACAAAAAAAAGAAGTAGTAGCACTTTACCATTTCCATAACATCATTAAATATTTTTATCGGCGAGGGAGAAACAATGAAGTTTGTAATGGTTATTATAATCTGTTTTGGTGCAACGTGCCAGTCAATATTTGAACAACATTTCTATGACACAGAACAAGAATGTTTAAATCAATCACAATCTGTAAAACAATATATGATGGATACATATCCTCAATCAAATGGTGAAATATATTGTATGACTTATGAAAATTTCCAGCAGTACAACGAAGAACTTCAAAATGGTAAAAGACCAGTTATAACTGACCCCGGCGATCCTGCTTAATTGACAGATTTTCAATCTCATAGTATAATAAGATATGATTCATGCTATGATAGATCTGGAAACTTTAAGCACTAATCCAGACTCTGTAATACTGACTATAGGTGCAATAAAGTTCAACCCTTATACACAAGACGAACCATCACAGCCTTTGTATTTTAAAGTAGATGTAGATTCTCAAACTAGCATGGGTAGGCACGTGATGGAAGATACACTAAACTGGTGGACATCGCAACCAAAAGAAATACAAGAAGAAGCACTAGGAGAGGACAACAGAGAAACGTTAGACAGCACAATCAAACAATTGAATAAATTTGCAGTTGGAGTAGATGTCTTTTGGTGCCAGGGTCCTCTGTTTGATTATGCTATTCTACAAAACTTATACGCACAATTAGGACATCCAGTTCCATGGCAGTATTGGCAAATCAGAGACTCACGAACTTTGTTTGGTTTAGTACCAAGAGACTTTGGTGATGAGAGAAAACAGGCTCACAATGCCCTAGCAGATTGTTATTATCAAGCAAAAAAAGTTCAAGCAGTCTACAAACACTTAAACATTAAAGAGTTTTAATCAAAGGATATAATTCAGGTAATTCTTCTTTCAAAGAATAATTTCTTTGTTTTTCAAAATATTTTTGCCAATCCCAAAACATATTAATAGTTTCACCTTTTATTTTGTTATTTTCAATGTAATAATTTAGTTGCTGTATGATATCTCGATAATTGCAATATTCACTATTAATTTCATTTCCTAAAAATTTTTGTACAATTTTTTCTTTTATGTTTTCTAAAACATGAACAGGTAAAAGATTTATTCTCTGTTGTATTGGGTCTTGTACAAAAAGCACATCAGAATAAATTTTGTTATCCATAGCAAATTGTAAAAGTTCTGGTAATGTCAACAATGTATAAACACTGATCGCTGGCACAAATGACATATCAAAATGCGGATGATTGTTTCTGTACTCAATATATTTTTTAATATTAGTTTGTATGTTCTCCCAATTACTTCTCCAACGAGATATTTCAAGCGATTTGCCAACACCGTCTACACTTAATTGGAAACGAACTTTTTTAAATTCAGATAATTTTTCCATTATCTCTTCGTTGTATAAAGAGAGGTTTGTAATCACTCTGAATGTAACTTGATGTTTGTTTGGAATAGAATCTATAATTTGTGATAGTTCTTTCCTCATATAAAGTGGCTCACCGCCAGCAACGTGAACAAATTTTAAATTTTTAAACTTTGAGAAACTATCTACGAATTCCATCTTTACTTGTGAACTGCTGAATTTTAATTCTTTGGAGTATTGCACAAAAAACTGACTGTCTCCGGCCTCGTCAGACTTCTTCCATTCCTTGCCAATTAAATGACTTGCGAAAGGACTACAAAAATTACACATATAGTTGCAAGTGTTTCCAGGTCTAATGTCCAAATATTCTATTGCGTCATCTGTTACACGAGTGCTTTTAAAAATGTTTTCGTCCAACGGCCCTAACTTGTCAATGAGATGCTTTCTTTGAGATTTTATACCAATCTCTTCTTGCTTTACACAATAGTTACAACCTTTTGGAATTTTATTATCTAACACAGTTTGTCTTTGTTTTTGTAGATATTCTGTGTTGTGTAAATCACTACCAACTGTTTTGATTTCTGTTTCTTCTCCTGACCACTCTTGTCCTGCCCACTCTTTGTCTCGCCACACACAGCAAGGTCCTATGTTTCCACGTGTGTTGACGAAAATCTCTTTCCACAGCGACGGACAGTATCCTCGATAGTCGTGTGGTAATTCTTCTATGACCTTTGCTTTTTCCATTTGATTTCCTGCATCAGTAATTGTTTTATTTTTTGGTAGCATATACACGTATTTAATGTTATTATAAGTCATGGCTGAAATACAATGGCATACAATCACTGATTTTTACACGTTTGATAAGAAAAAATGCAAACACAAGAAAGATCCACCGTATAAATTTGTTAGATTATCCTGTGTGTACAAAATTAAAATAGGAGACAAAGTAGTACACGTGGGAAGATCAGACACTTGTAAAAAACATGGTGGTGCTGAAAAAGTAAGAAAAGCGATTGTTAATCTATTGAACCTAACAGATGATAATACATCTGTCCCAAAAACAAAGTATTGGGAAGAAATTAGGTTGCGATACAGACCAAATTCAACTAATATTAAAATAGGAATTATTAAAACCAATGCAATCAAAAAAACCTACATACAAGAAACCACGTGAACAGATAGACTTTTATGAAGAAAGTACATGGTTAAGCAACGACAAACCGATGTACGAGAATGATAAAGTAGCAGTGTTCAGAGACAAATACCCTGTAACAAAAGGTCATTTATTATTCATTCCAAAAAAGAACGAAGTGTCCTATGTTGGTGAAGCATACAAACTTGCTTTCTATTGTGGAGAACAATGGATTAAACAGAAGAAAATGGATGGATTCAATGTTGGTCAAAACATAGGAGCCGCGGCAGGTCAGAGTATTTTTTGGCCGCACATTCATTTCATTCCTAGACACAAAGGAGACAGTGATCCTAAAGTACATAATGGAATTAGAAGATCACATCCTAAGGGAGATTATACACAGTATTACTAATGGCAATTTACATTTCACCAGACGGAGGAGAAACGGTCTATGTCCAAAAGAAAAACGGCACTCGAGGAAGACTTATTTCTCAGTCGCAAAAAGCAAAGGATATTGAATTATCATATGACGAACAAGATATGGTAGGAGAAGAAGCAATAAAACTAAGACGTAAATATCCCAGCCTCCAAAAAGCATGGGATAGATATAAAACTGTATGGCATCTGGTTAACGAAGACTAACTACAGATATGCCCTGGGTAAAATATTTTTTAATCGAAGACAATTGGTGTAGCGGATTTCCTGATGCTATATGCGGAACAGACAATCCAAAAAAAGACAAAGAGTTTGTGGATTTTGTGGAAAAGCATCTCATAGATTATGGTTACAAATGTGACAAAAAGATTCCTTCATTTATGAACAATGGAATAAGTTATTATTGTCATGCTAAAAGTGCCAAACAGGTAGAAAAGAAATTTGCAATCACAGAAGTATACACAGACAAAGAACAAGCAAAAATTCAATCACAGAAAGACAAGGAGTGGGAGAAACATATAAAGACAGATGAATATCTCATAGACAAGTTGGCTCACGACGCAGAAAGTCTTTGCAGAAATAATCACAAAAGAAATAAATTCGTAAATGAATTAAAAAACATGAACACAGATTTACCAAAAAATAAAGTACACAAAAGAATTATGGATATGTTCAATGAGGAATTTTTGGTAATTGATGAACAATCTGTAGTCAAAAAAGGACCTAAATTTGTGAAGGGTGATGCAAGTATAAGAAAGTGATTTACCAGTGCTGTACGCCGCTCTAAGACGGTTTAAAGGGGTGATTAAATAGTGTTATGACCAAGTTTGTAAGTATAATAGGAAACGGAGAAAGTCGATTTGGATTCGACATAATACCATTAAAAAAGTTTACCACAGTGATTGGTTGTAATGCTATGTTCAGAGATTACAATCTAGATTATATTGTATGTGTGGACAAACATATGTGTCAAGAAGCCGCGAACACTTGCGGAAAAGGAACTACAATTTACACAAGGAAAGACTGGGTTGGGCAATTTGCCATGTGGCCAAATGTTAAAGTATTGCCGCCATTACCATACGAGAATGACGAAAGATGGGATCAACCTTTTCATTGGGGTACTGGTCCTTATGCTGGAGTTGTTGCAACTATGTTTAAACCAAAAGTTATTTTTATGTTGGGTTTTGATTTGCATGGATTACCAAAGCAAGGTGTGAACAATATCTACAAAAACACAAAAGGTTACGAATACATCAAGAGAGCAGTCGATCCATCTTATTGGATTCACCAATTTGATAAACTTATGGAATTGTCTGATTGTAGATGGGTTGTTGTTAATAAAGCAGATTGGAAAATGCCGGAAGAGTGGAAAAAACACAAAAACGTGTTTCAAGAAACATACGAAGGAATGGCAAAGTTTATTAATAAGCAGTTGACAAAGTCTAAATAAAGTTTATAATAAGGATATGAACAATTACAAAGAAAATGATATCATATCATTAAAATTAGTGTCCGGGGAAGAAGTCCTTGGAAAATTTAAATCAGGCGACAGTGATGTTATCACAATAGAAAAACCATTAGTAATGATGCATGGTCCACAAGGACTTGCTTTTGGAAACTTCTTTGCAACAGCGAAACAATCAAACGGTGTTACAATTTCTAGTCAACAAATTATTGCAGATGATCTTACAGGTGATAAAGTTAAAGATGAATATGTTAGAGTAACTTCTAATGTTGTACAAGCACCTAAGCCTAAGATTATTACATAGGAGAGTATATGGAACCGGCAACAATCGCATTAACAGTTTTTGCAACATTATGGTTAATAGGGGTATTAAATGGCTAATATATCAGAACACAAAAAATCTATACAAGCACTGGTAGATGTTACAGAAGCGATGCTTCATGCTATGGAAAAAAATAATATTGTGCCCGAGGACGTAACAAAGAAACCAGAATTTGCAGTATTAGTCCATTTATTAAAAAGCATATTAGATGGAGAGTTAAATATCTACAACGAACTAACAGAAACTTTAAAAGAAAAAACTGCTGATTTAGATCTAGAGTTTCAAATGAACAAGAAATTACATTAATGGCAAACTACTTTTCAACTAAAACATATGGACACAACATAGGACTTGCCTGTGTGTTCAGACAACCAAACGCAGATCATTCACATTGTCATCTGTTGCATGGTTATAGTTTGCAGTTTAGATTTACTTTTGGTTGTGATGAATTAGATAATAAAAATTGGGCAGTAGACTTTGGCGGACTTAAACCTTTAAAGAAATGGTTAGAGGATCACTTTGATCATAAGACAGCATTAGATATTAATGACCCGCATCTAGAAAAATTTAAAGAACTAGAAGCATTAGATCTTATGAGTATTGTTACTTTTGATGGTGTAGGTGCAGAAAAATTTGCCGAACACGCCTTTAACTTTGCAGACAAACTTATCAGAGAACAAACAAATAATAGGTGCTATGTAGTAGAAGTAGAATGTGCAGAACATGGTGCCAATTCAGCAATTTATAAAAAATAAGAAAAGTAAATACGCATAATGAAGAACATAATTTGCGTAAAATGGGGTCCAAAATATATTCCGGAATATGTTAATATTCTTAAGAATATGTGTAAGCGACAATCCACAGTTGATTTCAAATTTAGTTGCATCACAGACGACGAAGCAGGTCTTGATGAAGATATTAATATCATAAAATTTCCTTCACACCCAGGAATAAAAACTTGGTGGAGCAAAGTTTGGATGTTTTCTAAAGATTTGCCACTGGAAGGTACACTTTTATATTTTGATTTAGATGTTGTATTGTTTAGAAACATAGATAATCTATGGGATTACGAACCTGGCAAATTTTGTATACTGCAAGACTTCAACAGATGCAGAATAGAAAATTGGCATATTTGCAATAGTTCGGTAATGCGTTGGGAAGCCGGATCGTTGAATCACCTATGGGATATCTACAATGATCATTGGCAAAGAATACAAGGCAACAATCACGGAGACCAAGATTACATAACATCAAAAGAAGGTAAAACTGCAACAAGATGGCCTGTTACATGGATTCAGTCATACAAGTGGGAATTGGTTGGAAAAAAAGATACCAAAATTAGAAATGGAAAAAAATATGTTTTCCAAAATCCTCCTACAATACCAGATGATTGCCACACTGCCGTTTTTCACGGAGAACCAAAACCATTTAATTGTGGAGACCAGTTGATCATTGACAACTGGAAATAAATTGTATAAACTTGTCGTATATGGGCAAGTTAAAAATAAGAAAACCTAAGCCTAAACGTAGAAAAAGAAGATTGCCGCAGGCAGGTGAAGATGCATATTACAGACTGCCTAAAAGAGCAGACTGTGGTTATGAAAAAAGATTTAGGTACAATATGAGTCTAGGAACTTATGGTGTACCTGCCGAACTGCTTCATTGGTGTTCATCAAATTGCAAACACAAATGGGGATGGTGGTTTAAAAATGATAACAGTTGGTATGAACATTGGGATCATGAAAAGAACGAAGCATTTATGAGTTTTAATAGTAAAAGAGAAGCATTTCTATTTTGGTTTGAGATAGGACACAAACACTACGGAGACAACGACCCAGACGAACATTAATATGAGTTTACAAGATATACAAGGAAAGATAAACGATTACAGAGAAATATTATCAATGTTGGAAGGACATGACAAACTTCAGTACATTGTGGATATTTCAAAACAGGTAGAACCATTAGATAACAAATACAAACTAGATTCTTTTAAAATAAGAGGATGTGCATCAAGTCTTTGGGTAATACCCATGTACAAAGATGATGTATTAAATTTTATGCATGACGCAGATTCGGCCATCACAAAAGGTTATGCAAAAATAGTTTTGGATATTTTCAACGGACAAAATTGTAAAGATATTGTAAGTGCTAAAGATATTATTAAAGACCTTGGAATAATTGAATTGTTGACCATGCAAAGACAAAACGGATTAGGCAGTCTATTGGACACCATACAGAACTATGCTGAAAAAGGATAATTAATAGTATGACACCATTTATATTAACAGATTCAGCAAAAACACAAATGACATATTTGCTGTCAAAAAACCCAGACAAAGATGCTGTACACCTAGCAGTAAAAGGCGGTGGTTGTGCAGGTTTCAAATACGAATGGGGATTTGTTAAAAATGACGAAATAGAAAAAACAGACACAGTCGAATCTTGGGACACTGGAAAATTTGCTGTCGACGGAACCAGTTTACTTTATATTGCAGGCACTAAGATTGATTGGAAGGAAGAAGCATTTGGTTCTCACTTTGAAATATCAAATCCTAATGCTACTTCGAGTTGCGGTTGTGGAGAGAGTTTTGGTGCATAAATGTCAACAGCATTTATAATTGGTAACGGCGAAAGTCGAGCAATTTTTCCTATAGAGAAACTTAAAAGTTACGGAACGATATACGGATGTAATGCAATATATCGAGACTATCCAGAATTGTGTGATAAAATTGTTTCTGTTAATCCTGAAATGTCAGAAGAACTTTTAGAAGCACAAAAAAATAATAAAATTCCTAAAGACATAAAAATTTATACTGCACAAAACATTCCAACATTTAATTACGTACTAACAAACGATCCTGCAAACGATCCTCATAGATTTTGGCACGGCAATGATCCAAAAAGTGGCAAAACCAAAACACATGATTTTGCAAAAAACAGAGGTTCCGGTTGTTCTGCTGTACAACTCGCTTGTGAAGATAATTGTCAAAATATTTTTATAATTGGATTTGATATTTTGGGTGCGAGACAATGGGAGATGAACAAAGGTATATTGAGTAGGCGACAAAATAATATGTATAAAAATACTAACAACTATCCAAGCAGGGTCAGTATGAAAGCATACTTAAAATTTGAATGGATATATCAATTAAGACAAATTGCAAGACATTATCACGACAAAAACTTCTACTTTATTAATAGATCAGAGTATCTGGATGAAAATATACACTTGCATCAAGCGATGGGAGATGTAAGAAATTTTCAGTATGGGATATACGCAGACCTTAAAAGGTTTATGGACGAGAGTACTGCAAAAATTAATTGGCGTAGATATTAGAGTGTTCTCGTAGAACTAGCATCCATTTTGTATATTTTTCTCATTTTTACACCAACTTTTTGTGCATACTTTTTGGTGTCGCAGTATGAACAAACGTGCTTATAATTGTTAGATGCTCTTTCAGGATCAACTTTAGATCTTGGTCTTAAGAACGTAACTCCGCATGAATCACATTTGAAAACAAATAGTGTGTTTTTTCGGTGAAAAGTGTGGTATATGCCAAGTTTACTTTGACGCTCGTACAGTCTCAATGTTTTTAGTGTTTCTATGAACATAATTGAACTCAAAACTATTTAATAAATACGTAGAGAACATAATATGGCAAGATTAACAATAGACATCGGAACAGACGGAAACTCAGCAACAGGCGATACTTTACGTACGGCCTTCAATAAGGTTAACCAAAATTTCTCTGAATTATCGGGTAATTTGAATCTTTCAGGAAATACTCTATTAAGTGCCGATACAAATGGAAATATTATACTGGATCCAAACGGAACGGGATACGTTGAAATTAAAGGCAATAAAGTAATGGTGACTGGCACACTACCAACATCAGACCCGTCAGTGGCTGGACAACTTTGGAGAGATGGTACTGATTTAAAAATAAGTCAGGGATAATAGATTATGGCACAACAAAATTTAAATTTAGGAACTAATGCAAACGACGGAACAGGTGATGATTTAAGATCGGCAATGACAAAAGTTCAAGCGAACTTTACTGATCTTTACACCAACGTTAACGAACTAATTTCTGAAACTGCTGTGAATTCACAGATTTCTTTTTCAGGAAATAAAATGTTTTCAAATGTTTCTAATGCTGACCTTGTATTAGATACGAGCGGAAATGGAAACATTGTATTAGGTCAAGTTACAATTCACGATAACGAAATTAGAAGTAACAGATCAAATGACAATTTAGTAATCACAACGACAGGAACTGGTACAGTTCAGATTACTGGTGGTAACGACATTGAAATGACAGCAACGGACGATATTCACATCGCTCCAAATGACAACGTGATACTTGCTCCTCTTTCAGGATCAGGTGACATATATCATTATGCATTGAATGGTACAAAAAATATTTGGGAACAACACGCGGCAGGAAGTTGGGAAATACTTCACGTTGCTAATGGTGTTAACAGTTATCTCGGAACAGGTTCAGCGGCATTTCCAACATCAGGCGAAGATATGTGGAAAGTCAATATCAATGGTCATAACACCACATCAAACTATTCTAGTTTTGGAGCGGCAGGACAAATAATATTTGAAGCAGGAGAAACTTGGACAGCATCAACTCACGGTACAAAGTTTAGATTATCGACAACAAGAACCGGCCAGACTGTTATCGAAGATAGAATCATCGTTGATGTAAATGGCCAGGTTACAATTGGTTCATTAAGAATCAATAGAGATGGTTCGATTGAAAGTCTAAATTCAAATCAAAACATTACCTTTGCACCAAACGGAACTGGTGCAGTTGCAATAGATGGAGTAAGCATACACGGAAACGAAGTTAGATCCAATGCATCAAACTCCAACTTAGAATTATACGGTAATGGAACAGGTAAAGTTAATTTCTACAAACTATATTCATTCCCGTCAGCAGATGGTACAGCAGACCAAATGTTGAAAACAGATGGTTCAGGTAACTTGTCATGGACATCAGTATCTGGAGCAAGTTTAACAAATTCTCAAAACGCAGATTCAACAACAACTGTAAGTAATTCCAATGCCACAACTATCGACACGTTTGCTCACGCAACATTCAGAGGTGGAAGATATGTTGTATCAATAAAAGGTGACCAAGGTGGTGGTGATCTCAAATACGAAACACACGATCTACTTGTTACTCATGACGGAACTAATGCATACTTCACACAAAACTCAGTGAAATCACACACAGGTACAGATCTTTGTACTTTTAGTGTTGGTATTAACGGATCAAACTTTGAATTAAAAGTTATTAATGGCGGTGGTGGCACTACCGTATATAAAACGTATCGTAACCTATTAAACGTATAATTTTACGTTCGGTTTATAAAATTCTTCGATAAATAATCACGTAAGAGAGATTTAACATATGGCACAACAAACTATTAATATTGGAACTAATGCTAATGACGGAACAGGTGATCCGTTAAGAACAGCATTTGATAAAATTAACGATAACTTTTCCGAACTTTACGGTACAACTGCTGAAGCAAATGACCTTAAAGAAGACAGCACTCCGCAATTAGGTGGTGACCTAGACGTAAACGGACAAAAAATTATATCTGCTAGATCAAATGAACAAATCATTCTAGATCCAAACGGCACAGGTACAGTTGAATTAAACGCAAATACAAATGTTACAGGTAATTTAACTGCGACAGGAAATATCACAGCAACAGGAAATATTTTTGCAAACGGAAATATCAATCTAGGAAATACAGCAGGTGATCAAACTAAAGTCGTTGGTGTATTTGAAGCAGACCAATTACAAATAGACGGAACAACATTAACAAGCACAGTTACAAACGGTGCAGTCACAATCCAAGGTAATGGAACAGGTGGTGTTAATGTTGCCGATGTTACAATAAACGATAACGAAATTAAAGCATCAAGTTCAAATGCAAATTTACAATTAAGTGGTTCAGGCACAGGAGCAGTTACAATTGATTCTGTGAAAATTAGTGGAACTACAATCAGTTCAGATGATTCAACCAAGGTTACTGTTGCAGAAGCATTAGACGTAACAGGAGCATTGAAATCTAATACAAGTTTAGCATTGGCAACAGGTGCAACGGTTACAGGAATTTTAGATGAAGACAACATGGCAACAAATTCTGCAACACAACTTGCTACTCAACAATCTATCAAAGCATATGCAGATACAAAATCAGTATTAACAGGTTCAACAAACAACACAATTACAACTGTCACAGGTGCTAACGCATTACAAGGTGAGGCAAACTTAACTTTTGATGGTACCACACTTGCAGTAACAGGTAATGGAACTTTCTCAGCAGGTTTATCAGTAACTGGAACAACAACCATTAATGGACAACTAGATGCTGAAGGTATCACAATCAAAGATAACAGACTTGCCACAAATGCTTCAAACTCTAAACTAGAAATTGGAGCGGCAGGAACAGGTACAGTAGATATATCCAGTCCACTAACAACTTTAGGCCAAACTGCAACAGGTCTTGTCACAGTAGACGGTGAGTTAAATGTTGACAACATAGGTATTAATGGAAATGGTATTGCGGCAATCAACTCCGGTGGTGGTATTAACATAAATCCAAACGGAACAGGTGTTGTAACAATTGGTGGTGTAGTGGCTCAGGTTGCTAACTTTTTACAGATTGGAAAAGAGTTATACGTTAACGAAGCAATAGAACTTGGACCTCAATCACACATTAAAAAATTAACTACAAACTCAGATCTTCAAATCACAACAGTCGGTACTGGTTTAGTTCAGTGTAATGATGTTGGATTCACAGGAAATAGAATCACAACAGTAAACACAAACGCAGATTTACAATTATCAGCAAACGGAACGGGTAATATAATGATTGATTCACCTGGTTATGTAGTAATTGATTCTGAGGCAGGTGACATATACTTGAAAGACGGTGGTCAAGGTTATGGTATTTTGTCAAACTCTGCTGGTAACCTAGAAATAAAATCAGGCAATACAACTGCACTATCAATGACTGGTGCCAATGTTGCCGCACAAGGTAACTTGTCCGTAGCAGGTTCACAAGTGGACTTCACAGCACTTCCAACTTCAGATCCAGGAGTTGCAGGTAGATTGTGGAGAGACGGTACAACTGTTAAGATAAGCGTCTAATAGACGAATCATAATCATAATATCATTAATAAATACCATAAAGTAAAGTAGAAATTTATGGCAATACAAAAGATAAATCTAGGTACAGCAGGAAACGATGGCACGGGAGATGCCATACGAACAGCCTTTCAAAAAGTAAACGACAACTTTTCTGAACTGTACGGAAGAAGCACAGGATTAACTGACATTATCAGTGATACAACACCGCAACTAGGTGGTAGTTTAGATGTTAATAGCAAATCGATAGTATCTACATCAAATGGAAATATTTTGATATCTCCAGATGGATCAGGATACGTTCTTTTAGATAGAGTTAAAATAACAGACTCAGCGATCACATCAAATCTTACAAACACAGATTTGGCACTAACAGGAAACGGCACAGGAAGAGTTTCAATAAACGGAATAAAATATCCACCTGTGGATGGAGCCGCTGGACAGGTTTTACAAACTAACGGTTCCGGAGTTTTAAGTTGGGTTAACAATGCCGGCGGTGGTGGAGGTTCAACAGGTGATCTATCTATCATCGGATCAGTTATTAATTCTCCTTCAAATGGTAATTTAACTTTGATGCCAAGTGGAACAGGCTCGGTTGTAATCGATAATGTTAAAATTCAAAATAGTACAATTTCATCATCTGCTTCAAATGAGGATTTAACTTTAGATGCCAACGGTACAGGTAAAGTTATAATCGAAGGATTAACATATCCAACAGCAGACGGTAGTGCTAATCAATTTTTAAAAACAAACGGATCAGGAGTTTTATCATTTGATACTATTCCTGCAAACCAAAATCTTTTTGCAACAATATCAAGTGATTCAGGTTCAACAACTGCAAATACAGTAACAGACACATTGACAGTGGTTGGTGCATCTGGAGTTACAACAGGAATATCAGGTGACACACTAACAATAACAGGACCAAATCTAGGAAGTTATCTACAAAACATATCTGGACAAACCTTTACAACATTATCAGACGTGGCAACACCGGCGGCAAGTGATGATGGAAAAATTTTATACTATGATCATTCAACTACTTCATTTAAATGGAAAACTGATTCTGCAACATTAAGCACAGACGCAGTTTCAGAAGGATCATCAAATTTATATTTCACAAATGCAAGAGCAGACGCAAGAATTACAAATGCACTTAAAGATGAAGACAACATGGCATCAAATAGTGCCACTCACGTGCCATCACAACAATCAGTTAAGGCATATGTTGACTCACAAATTTTAACAAAAGACAACACAGACGAAATTGCAGAAGGTTCAAGTAATCTTTACTTTACGAACGCAAGAGCAGATGCTCGAGTTGCCGCGGCATCAATAAATGCTTTGGCAGACGTTGACACAACAGGTATAGCATCAGGCAAAATTTTAAAATACAACGGTACCAATTGGGTTGTGGCCGACGATGCAACATCAGGTGGCGGTGGAACCAATGCCGACACACTACAAGGACAAAACCTTGCATACGTTTTAAATTATTCTAATCATTCAAACACACCAACTATTCCATCTAACACATCTCAGATATCTGAAAGTGGAAATTTATATTACACTAACGCAAGAGCAGATGCCAGAATAGCGGCGGCATCATTGAGTGCATTATCAAACGTACACACAGCAACACCGACAGATGGACAGGTGTTAAAATGGGATAACGGAAATTCAAGATGGGCACCAGCGGCAGACAACGGTCATTCAAACACAGATTCATTATCAGAAGGTTCTTCAAACCTATACTTTACTAATGCGAGAGCAGATGCAAGGATCACTAACGCACTTAAAGACGAAGACAACATGGCATCAAATAGTGCCACTCACGTACCATCACAGCAATCAGTAAAAGCATACGTGGATAGTTCAATATCAGGTATATCAACCACATCATTGAACACAGGTGCTATTACATATGACGATAACGAAATATTAGGTACGAGATCAAATGAAAATATTTTAATTACACCTGCAGGCACAGGATCAGTTGTAATATCTAAACTTGAAACAGGCAGTATCAATGCTCCTTCAAGTTTGTCAGGCACTTACACAATTTCATCACCAACAACAATTACATTAAGTCCAACGTCAGAAATTATAAATGCGGCACCAATGAAATTATTGGGTAAAACCATTGCACAATTACGTGGTGGTTTCACTGCAAGTGCTGGAAGCATGGTTGCTGTAAGCGATAACAGTTATAGACCTGCATACTTTGATAGTTCTGCGTGGAAGTATGTACATGATAATTCAAGTGTATAATGAAAAATGGCAGAATATATTGTAACAGTCAAAGAAGGTGTAGATTGGCAAGAAGTACATAACGAACTTGTTGCTAGAGGCAAAACGGTTCTCAAATTAAGACCAAACAATCCAAGAAATACGCATTACGATTTAACTCATCTAGAAGCAGAAGACTTACGTAAAGACGAAAGAATACTTGCTGTACAACCTAAAAAATATCAAGTTGCTATGGCTGACTTTCAAGAACATAGTGATTGGAAAAACAACGATGGCAGTACCCCATGGGGTCTTGTAAGACATACATCTGCTACTAATCTTTACGGTGGTAGTTCCACATTATCTAATCATACGTATGATTATGTACTAGACGGAACAGGAGTGGATGTTGTTATAGTAGATACTGGAATAAATCCAGATCATGAAGATTTTAAAGACGCCAACGGTGTTTCAAGAGTAAAACAAATCAATTGGTTCGATGAGTCAGGAGTTTCTGGAACACAACACTCATCATTTTATACAGATCCTAATGGTCACGGAACATCATGTGCAGGAGTTGCC